AATGTATCGCCGGAAGGGCTTAGCCGTTCGGACCAGCACAGAAGGGGACACACTCATTCGCAACAACGAATTATTGATTGTAGCAATGGCCCGCTACGGTGGGCAGTTGGAGCGTGCGGCCTGCGCAGCGATCACCACAACTGCTGAAGCCTGATAGTCGCTCCCCCGGAGGCTCTATGGTGGAGGGTTCGTTCTCACCTCCACCATAGAGTTTTTGATTTTCTTAAACGAGAACAGCCGAGAACAATTGAGAACGAAAGGTTGAGAACGATGCCAGAACAAACGATGGAAGCCCCCAAGAAAGTCAAAGGCATGGCAGTAGGACCGTGGGCAATCATGGCGGACCACCCTCGTAATTGTGATTTGCTGCTTGTCAGCCTATCCAATAGCAGGATGCGAAGTTTCGTCAAACCTATTAAGACTATCTTCACTCGGGAGGCAGGGGAGCAGGTACAGCAACCAGCATCGGCTGGAATGATTCAGGGTTTGCCCTCATCTATTCCTGGTATGGAACTTCATGTCAATCCAGCAGATGGTACTTTCAAGATTATTGATCCTTTACGGGGCAACGAGGAGCAGCTTGAAAAGATTCGTAGGGCCATTAATGCAGCTGGAGCCATTCGCACTGATAACAAGTTGCGTGGCATACCCGATAGGGTTGGCAAACTAGACCGTGATCAGATGAAAACCCTAGTACGCGAGATGTGTAGATTGGTGGACGCTGGCGAAGCTGTAGTGTGTAAGGGAGCCCAACCATCGGAGGATGAGTTGGAGAACATGCCAGGTGAGTTTCTCACCAACCCAACCAACATGGGTGGTTGGCATCAACCCAGATATGAAAAGGACATGGATTCCTGGACTGAAACCCTCAATCGTTTGCGATAGCACTATGGGCACCCCATCCCAATCACAAGCTGTACTAGATGCTCGACAACGTCGGGTGGGGATGGGTGCTGCCAGTGATGTGCGTTGGCAATGGTTCATCAAGGAGGTGAGTGACAAGATATCACTGACCATGTTGGAGAGGACCAGGATTGCCACCAACTTTGTGATGTCCAAGGTGATTAGGAACATCAGCACAGCAGTGACCAAGGGAACAGGGCCAAGGGGTGGCAGGGTCGTCACCAACAGAAGCAAGTCAGGAGAGTTCCCCCATGCCGAGACAACTCAGTTGATGAAGACTATATTCAGTGATGTTCGGGAGTTTGGTGATGGGAGTTGTGAGGGATATGTGGGTACTCCGCTGCCATACGGATTGATCTTAGAAGTTCGCATGGGTAGGAGCTTCCTGGTACGAACCCTCAACGAGGAACGTGCTGAGATTGTGCGAATACTGACAGGACCAATAACGTGATTGGCAAGGCCGATCTTATCACTGCCATCAATGCCGTCTGGGACGCAAGCACTCTTAATGCTTCGTTTCAAGCGTTGTGGGCTGCTGGTGTTGTGGGTTCTGATTTCCCGGTTCTGCACGATCAGGAAGCCAGTCCAGACCAGCCATATCCCTATGTAGTGATGGAGATTAGCACTGGAAGCACCACCGACAGGATGTCGGGAGGTGCCAGTTCCATTCGTGAGATTCGGGATGTGCCTTGCAAGTTCAACATCTATGCCCAAGACATTGCTGGGGATGTGAGGTCGTCCAAACAGATAGCAGCAGACTTGGCAGAGGAAGTGATGAAAGTGTTTGGTGGTCATCCCACTCAGTCGCCAACTGGGTCGATGGAATTGACTAATAGCAATCACCTTATCACATCCTACCAAGACGACTATGGTATTTTAATCGACACAGACAAATACCAGTGGATTGTCAGCTACGTGTTCAAGGTTGATGTCCCTGTAGCAGTATGAGGAATGAATAATGGCTACACGAAGTTTATCCAATCCAAAATTTAACTTGAAGTTGTCAGCTAATGTGGTCAATACTCTAGCTGATGGTACAACTGTTACTGCACCTCAGCCATATTTGACCTATGCCCCAGCACTAGCCAATGGAATTGTGGCTGGTCAGGCCAATCGTGGGTGGCAGCAGGTGGAAGCGACCATTCTATCTGGGGAGCAAGTCGTCATCGACCTGTTTGATTTCCAAGGTCTAGACATTGGTGCAGGTGTTGGCAATGATGCTCTGGGCCAGGCCATGGCAATCCAAGAGATTGTTGTCATTATCATCATCAACAAAAATGAAGCTGGGGAAGCAGGACTGTTGGAGGTGTTGCCGGCGACTGGGGAAGGCTGGACTCCCATTGGCACTCACACAGTTGCCGTAGGAGGTGCCCTCGGTGCTCAGGGAATGGTGATGAAGATGCAGGTAGCGGAGGCAGGATTCGATGTCGTTGATAACAGTCATCGTATTACTCTACGTGCTAGTGGTGGAGATGTGATTTACTCGATTTACGTATTGGGTCGGGATGACGATGAAGAATCCAGTGTTTCCAGTAGTTCTGTCAGTTCCAATAGCAGTTCCAGCAGTGCTAGTTCAACTAGTTCTAGCAGCAGTTCTAGCAGCAGTGTTTCTACTAGCAGCATCTCAACCAGTTCTAGTAGTGTTTCTACTAGTAGTATTTCGACCAGCACTAGCAGCAGTTCTAGCAGCAGTGCAAGTAGTAGTTCTAGCAGCAGTGCAAGTAGCACTAGCAGCAGTGAAAGCAGCAGTAGCCCCAGTAGCACTGGGTGACCTTTTGATAGGAGATATCAAACATGTCGAGTGAAAACACCCTCACGGGGCGAGAAGGAAAGTTTGCTGTGGACACGAGCCTAGTGGCTCGCACCACACAATGGTCTGTGAATCCTAAGTTGGCCAGCAAGAGTGAATGGGGTGATTCAGACAGTGGTGGGTACACTAACCGTGCCGCTGGGCGTAAGGATGCCACATTCAATGCCGAAGGCAAATATGACACCACTGATGAGGTGTTCGATTTGTTCCAACCTGAGGACATTGCCATTGCAGTTTTGTGGTTGAATGCCTCTAGTCTCTATTGGGACTTCCCCCGTGCATTGTGTGACGATTTCAACATGACCGTCAATATTGATAGTCAAGAAGTAATTGGCTGGACGTCGGGATGGGGGGCAGATGGGATTTTCTATTATCCAGGACAGTCTGGTAGCACAAGCAGAGCTGTTCCAGCTTGATGATCAACAAAAATGAAATAAACATAGTGACGAGGGTAGAGCATCACCTGCTTTGCTCTTGTCCATGTGAAGAGTGCATCAAAGAACGTCAGCGTCGAGAATCTAGGGCACCCACCAACCATCTCATCAAGCACCTCAAATCAGATGCTGCCTTTGTCTTAGGTTTCATTTCCCACCGTAATGCCCACGGTTCCCTCGCACGTGAATTGATGACAAAGTCTGATTCCAATAGGACGGGGTAGGCTCCACGTTTAACACGTTCCCTGCCTTCCATGGTAAAAAAGTACCAGAATCTTATTTGAACGTGTTAGGGGCGACGACAGGTGGGTGATTTTGGGTGTTTAACCAAAAGGAGAACGAGTAATGAGCGAAGAAGTAGCGAGAGCCGTAGGTGCTGGGGGTTCCACTATCATAATTGGTGGGAAACAGTGTACTTCTAGACCATTGGGAATTCGAGAATTGACAGAAGTCGAACGAGACTGTCTTAAACGGTACAGACGTCAATATCTTGAGTCATATCGGGACAATCTTGATTTGTTACCCGAAGCCAGTCAATTGAGTGTGATGGAGCAGAAAGTAGATGAATCCAGTCGCTGGGATATTGGTAATCTACCTCCGAAGTTTGCTTATGAATCACGTGACATCAAAGTGACTGATACTCTGAAGGTGTGGCTAGTTCAGGTAATGGGTATTCCCTCAAATAAGATGGATAAGGAAGAGCAAGCACAACGCATGACAGCGGTTGCGATGGATCAGGAAATACTGTCAGAACGTCGATACATGGAGTTGACTGGGGAACAGCCTCCATTCAAGCAAAAGGTGCCTTATGTCAATTGGTGGATTTCGGCTAGTTACGATGGAATGATATCCTTTGTGTGGATTTGCTTCAAACCTTGTGGGGTCACACGTGAAGAAGTAATGAATGATTTGGGTGGAGACATGCTAAAGTTAGCCGAGGTGTCCAAAGAGATTGAACAACTGAGTGTCCCCGCAGTGGGAAATGGATAGGGCTTGCTGCCACGAAGTGCATTGGTAGTGAGCAAATAAAAGAGGAAGCACCTGTTGGATTGTTGTGTGGAATAGCTGCATGGCACGTGCGTGTGTTGTGTGATAATGGCATGGAGGGTGGTCATGGTTATACCCCTTCTCAAGTTGGGGAAATGACATTAGATCAGATACTAATGCTAATGACAGATCGCAAATTCCTTCTGAATCGCAAGAACACAGTAGACCCAATGCAAGCTACTTCTATGGCAGATGAAGATGGGGTGATCAAGGGTAGGGCAGCAGATGGTACTCCAATCAAAGGCCGAATTGCTGGAAAGAGTAAGGCCAGAATGCTAATGGAAAAGCAAGCAGCTAAACAGACCAAACCCAGAGGCAGACGTGAGCGAAGAAACAGAAAGGTAGGGGTTTGATGGGAATTGAACTTGCTCGTGCTTTTGTAGCTGTACGTGCTGACACTTCTAGAGTGGGCTCGGACATTCAAGCGGCACGTCCTGGTATAGAATCGGCAGTTGGGGGTTTAGTCTCGTCAATTGGTGGTATGCGTGGGGCTTTGATGGGTTTGGTTGGTGTTGGATCTGCAATTGGGGCTGTGTTCAAGGCAGGCAAGTTTGAGCAGACCACCATCGCCTTTGAAACTATGATGGGCAGTGCTTCAGAAACAAAAGACACATTAGAACGACTCACTGAATTTGCTGCCAAGACACCATTTGAAATGCCTGAGATTGAACAGGCAGCCAGAGGGCTTATCATGTTTGGTGAGCGTGGTGATGAGTTGATGAAGACCTTGAACACTCTTGGCAATGCGGCTTCTGGGACAAGCACCCCATTCGGTATGTTGGCTTTGATTTTCAATCAGGTGCGTGGTGTTGGGAAATTACTCACCCAAGACTTCCGCCAGTTGTCAACTCGTGGTGTTATGAGTTTAGCTGACATTGCAAAATACTACAAAGTGACAACAGCTGAAGCTCAAAAGATGCTGTCCACTGGTAGGATTAGTTTTGAAGACTTGAAGAAGATATTGGAGTCTCTAAGTGAAAAGGGTGGTAGATTTGAGAACTTGATGGAGCGTCAATCTACATCATTGCTGGGGCTGTGGTCTACACTGAAGGATGCTATAGGAATCACTGCTAGACAAATCGGTATGGTTCTCTTGCCTACTGCTAAAGACTTTGTTTCCATAGCGATTCAAGCTACTGAAGCTGTTCGTAATTGGGTGCAGGAGCATAAGAATCTTGTTACGTTGATGGTTCAGTTAGCAGAGGTGTGGATAGGATACAAGATGGCTATCTATGGTGCTCGAACAGCCATGATTGCTTACCATGCCATTGCTTCAGCTGCGGTGGGAATTCGTGTTGGTGGATCTGCTATCAAATCTTTACTTGGAACAGCAG